GCGCAACGTCACAATATAAGCCTCCAAGCCCTCCATGAACTCCACGCTATTTTTGGGCTTCATGGTGGCGATCCGTTACCGCCCGAAGTGAAGGGTGTCAGCGAGGCGGCTGTGCAGAATGCGGTGCGCTTGGAGGCGTCACGCGCTGGGGTGCGGTTGTGGCGCAATAATGTCGGAAGTTTGATTGATGCGCGCGGGGTTCCAGTGCGCTACGGTTTGGCGAATGACTCCAAGCAGTTGAATGAAGTTGTGAAGTCTGCGGATCTGGTGGGGATTAGACCCGTGTTGATCACGCAAGCGCACGTCGGCTCGGTCATTGGTCAATTTGTGTCGCGTGAGTGTAAGCGCGTCGGGTGGCAATATAGGGGCGACGCGCGCGAGTTGGCTCAATTGCAATGGGCGCAGTTGATTATAAGCGCTGGGGGCGACGCGGCTTTTTGTACGGGTGTTGGTACTTTATAGCAAAAGAAGCGCCGCGTTGACCTCGCCCTCTCGTCGGGTTGCTACGAGCTTTAGGTCTACCCAAACGCCAGCGGGGATCGGGCGAACACCAGCCTTCCACTGTGCGAGGCGGCGCTGGTCAATCCCTAAATCTCGGCTCAACTGCGCTTGCCATACGTCGCCGTATAATAGCGCCCCAACCTCACAGAATCGTTCTGCTGTTTTCATTAAAATATCATCCCCATAATTTAACAGCGTCAGCAACTTTACTCTTCAGAGCTTTCACTTCTTTGCTTGCATAAGCTAAAGAGTATGAGTGCGCTCTTGGGATTGATCCGTCTTTTAATCCTGCTTGTCGTTTTTCTGCTTTCTCTAATTCAAAGGTGAAATATTCAATAGATTCTGGCATCGACAAATCAATATCATTTGTTCTACTTTCCCAATACTTAGCCTTGAGCGCGTGTTCTTTAGCTTTCTTATCCAACTCAATAGCCGCACCAATTCGATCATGGTTACGCGCTATCAATGCGCGGTGACGCTTTTCACTGTGATGACCAATTTTAATCGGTTCGGCTAGTGATAAAAACTCCCGACCTTCGTTTGACGCTTCCATTTTCGCATCGCTTTTAATGCTTGATGATTGCGCCCAATCCGCATATCGTTGCGCTTTACGTTCCGCATAAGTTTGACGATTTAATCCGTCGCAACGCGTTATTGAGTAGAAATAGCCTTTTGAGTTTTTAATTATTAAATTATGCACTTCGCAATCTGACTCTTTGCCGTATTGATTGGCAACTTGAATAATTTCGCCTTTTTGATGCTCTTCTTGGCAATTTGCGAGCCAAACATTAGGGCAGTATTTTGTGTATGTATTCATTTTCATTCTCTCTTAGAGTTTAGATCCGCACTATTGCGTATCCGTATGGGCATTATGTATGTATTTCTACATACTGTCAAACTTTATTTGAGGTTTTATAATTGACACTATCGTCATTATGCGTATAGACTTGCGAAATTATAGAGGATGTTACTAATGGCAAAGCACTTACCAACCGATGTCCGAAAGGATGAAATTTTAAACGCAGCGTTACGCGTGTGTGAAAAACCCAACGGATGGGCGAAGTTGACGCGGGCGCAAGTGGCGTTTAAGGCGAATTGTAGTGAAGGTTTAGTGTCCAAGTATTTCGGTACGATGACCGCGTTTCGCCGTCAAGTTATGCGCGCCGCGATTACTCAAGAGAACTTGAAGGTTCTCGGTCAAGGTCTGGGGGCTGGCGATGCGACCGCGCTCAAAGCCCCAAATGATTTGAAGGTTAAAGCAATCGGAGCGCTCATTTTATGACAGAGCTACCATTTGCGCTTGCTGCGATGGGGGCTTTCAGACAATTCATTGTGTACCGTAGCGCACCAAGTACGACGCGCATTGGTAAAATTGACAAGTTCCCTTCGAATCATCTAACGGGCTTTAAGTGCGACGTAACCGACCCCGCGTATTATACGGATCATGTGACTGCGATTGCGGCCGCCGAGCGTTTGGGCGAGAGTTACGGTGTCGGGTTTGTATTTACCGAAGCTGACCCTTTCTGGTTTTTTGACATTGACGCTTGTCTGGTTGACGGCGCTTGGTCGCAATTGGCGCAATACTTCTGTCAGATGTTTGCTGGCGCTGCGGTCGAGCGCTCGATGTCGGGTACAGGATTACACATCTTTGGGATGGGTACGTCGCCCGCTCACGGTTGTAAAAATACGCTTAACAATCTTGAATTTTATACATCGGGCCGCTTTGTTGCGCTCACGGGTGACGGTGTTATTGGTAACTGCGCGGTAGATTTTACGCACGTACTACCGACGTTTGTCGCGCAATGGTTCCCTGAAACCGTAACCGTGAATGCTGGTGAGCTGGTTGACTGGTCAGACGAACCGTGCGCGGAGTGGCGCGGGCCAAGCGATGACGACGAATTGATCAGACGCGCGCTGCGTTCGTCAAGTGCTGGCGCTGCGTTTGGTAACCGCGCGTCGTTCGCTGATTTGTGGAATTGTAATGTCAGCGTGTTGGCTCTCGCGTACCCCGATCCGATGCGCCCATACGACTCGTCCGCGGCTGACGCGGCGCTCGCCCAACATTTGGCATTTTGGACTGGTCGCAACTGCGAACGGATCCGCAAGATTATGCTCGAATCGCAGCTAGTCCGCGACAAGTGGGAGCGTGACGATTATCTACCGCGCACGATTGTCGGCGCTGTGAGTCGTCAAATGGACGTATTGACCGATAAAGAGATGGAGCTACCTTACAACTCAAAGCCTGTCGCGGTTGAAGCGCCTCAACAATACGAGGTTGAAGGCGCAACGTTCCTGCGTACCGATATGCAGCAAAAACTATTCAAAGGTTGCGTGTATATCCGTGACTTACATCGCGCATACAGTCCGAACATCGGTATTTTAAAACCTGAACAGTTCAAGGTCGCGTTTGGTGGTTATACGTTTACGCTGGACTCCGCGAACGAGAAGACAAGTCGCGACGCATGGGAAGCGTTCACGCAATCGCAAATTCTACGCGCGCCCAAAGTGGACAGCGCTTGTTTTAAACCTGACTTACAATCGGGTGTCATTATTCATCGCGGCGGCCAGTCCTTTGTGAACACTTACGAACCAGTCGATATTCCGCGCAAGGTTGGCGACTGTCGCCCGTTTCTAGCGCACCTCGCAAAGCTGCTGCCCGATGAGCGCGACCGTATAATTATGCTGTCGTATATGGCCGCGTGCGTACAGCATAAGGGCGTTAAGTTTCAGTGGGCGCCGCTGCTGCAAGGTGTTGAAGGTAACGGCAAGACGATGCTCACGCGTTGCGTTGCGGAGGCGATAGGTCGCCGCTATGTATTCTGGCCGAAGGCGTCAAAGCTCACTAAGCAATTCAATGCCTGGATGGTCGGAAAACTATTTTACGCGGTTGAGGATATTCACGTGCCCGACGACCGTATTGATATCATCGAGGAACTCAAGCCAATGATCACGGGAGGTGACGGACTTGAAATTGAGGGTAAGGGTGTCGATCAGATTAGCGCGGATATTTGTGGGAACTTTATTCTGAACTCAAACCATAAAGGCGCGATCAAGAAAACCCAAAACGACCGCCGTTACTGTATGTTATTTACGGCCCAGCAAAAAGCGGAACATTTAGCGCGTGACGGAATGGGTGGATCGTATTTTAGCAATTTGTACGACTGGCTTAACGCGGATGGTTACGCGATTGTTGCGGAACTGCTGCACACTTATCAAATACCTGACGAGTTCAACCCCGCGACGAAATGTCAGCGCGCACCTAAAACGACATCTACGGATGAAGCGATTGACGCGAGTATGGGTTCAATTGAGCAGTCAATATACGAAGCGGTTGGCGAAGACCGCCCAGGCTTTATAGGCGGTTGGATTAGCTCAATGCAGTTGGATAGATTATTGTCGGAAACGGGTAAAGGTCGCTTCATGAGCTACCGCAAGCGCCACGAGATGTTGGACGCGATGGGCTACGAGTATCATCCCGCGTTATCAAGCGGCCGTGTCAATAAGCTGGTTCTACCAGACAACGGTAAGCCGCGTTTATACATTCATCGTGAGAGTTTGAGTATATTAGGGGGATTAGATGCAAAAGGCGCTGCAGAAGCGTATGAACGCTCAAATAACAAAGCAGTGGCCCATGGCTTTGGTCGTTAGCGCTGGGGTTTGGGTTGTCATGGGTTACGTGGCGTGGAGATTGAATCGTTGAGTCATGAAGCCCCTCGCGGGGCTTTTTGTTGTCTAGCGTGCGGCGAGATAATCGTCAATCATGTAGCATATACCCGCAATATCGCCGCGATGACCAAGCGTGAGCGCCTGCTGGTGTGCGTAAAATACCTTAAAGTCGCGAGTGGTTATTTTAAAACCTTTGTAGCGGGTGGTGATGGTAGCCATTTCATTTACTCTCTTTAGGTGGGAAGCGTTGGTCGGTCAATTGCTTTGCGACAATCACCAGGTGTTCTATATCGACAGGTACACATTGAAACTTATACCAGCCGCCCAACTCGTTTTTACTAGACGCCCGACGGTTCGGGAATATGTCGCGCTCGGTGAAGTGTTTGTTGCTCAATCGAGCGTACCCCAGCGCGATACGAACGAAGTTATCTAAGTCGCCCTCGTGGATCCTGAAACCCTGCTGCGTCATCTCACCAAGCGCTACCAGTTTCGTCTGCATTTCAATAGCGAGATTTTGCGCGTCAAGGGTCTTTTTGGCGCGGTACTCGCTCATAAGCGCGGCGGCTTGCGCTTGCGCTTCGGCGACCACTTTGGCGGCTTCCTCGCGCAATGCGTCGGCGCTACCGTTAAGCGCAAGAGCGACCGCTTGGGCTGCGCTGACGATAGTATCAGCTTTATTTTTGGCGACCACGTACAGCGGGTCGCCGCTATTGCCAGTCGAAGGGTTTATGCATTCGGAGCATCCACCGCTCACTGCGTAGCGGTATGTGAGGTGACCGTTTTTACATGGGCGACCTGTATAAAACTTATTTGATCCGATAGATAGTGCTTCTCGTGCTGTTTTAGATAATATGGTTGTCATATAAACCTTATAAGTTGATTTTCTGGTTGATTTGGGGCGGTAACGGGGTTTTGTGTTTTACTATAAATAACAAGTAGTTACGGTGGTAAAACCCCGTTACCGCAAAACCCCACTACTTTCAGTCTCTACTATAGAATACTGTATGCTACTTATTAGATGTAGTGTACCACAACTAATATATGTAAGGATGTAACTGTCATAAATTATATACTACTTTTAACGGGGTTCTGGGGTATTAAATATAAATATATAGGGATATTAGGGAGTTACGTAAAACCCCGTCAAAAACCCCGAATAAACCCCAGAACCCCGTCAGCGGATATTTGCGTATTTGTGGATGCCTATAGTATGATGAGTGACGGTTAAGTCAATTTGAGATATTACGAATGCAAAACAGAAAAGTCTCCGAGCTAATCCCCTACGCAAACAACAGCCGAACGCACAGCGATGAGCAAATAAACCAGATTGCGGCCAGTATCGATGAGTTCGGTTTTACGAACCCGATCCTTGTGGATGTTGACGGCGTTATCATTGCGGGTCACGGTCGGGCGTTGGCCGCTGAACGGCTGGGGATGGTTGAGGTTCCCTGTATTGTTCTAGCGGATCTGACGCCCGCGCAAATCAAAGCCTACGTGATTGCTGACAACAAGTTGGCGCTAAACGCTAGTTGGGATGAGGAATTGCTGAAGGTAGAGCTAGAGGAGTTGCACGCGGTCGGGTTTGAGCTGGACGTTATAGGCTTCAACGCCGACGAGTTGGCCCACATCTTGTACGATGAAATCGGCGCGCCGCTCAAGCCTAGCGTTGAGCCAGAATCAGCGTATAAGGAGCAGTACGCGGTTATCGTAACGTGCAAAGACGCGGCCGAGCAAGAAACCGTTTTTAATAAATTATCGGGTAGTGGTTACGACGTGAAGGTGGTGTGTACATGAAAATATCAGTCAGAAACAATTGCGCGGAGCATAGCAGCTACCGCTAGGCCCGCGTTAAGAGCTTGTTTAACGCTGAAAGCGGCGCAAACTTTAACATTGACGCGGACATTGACGTCGACGACCTTGAGTGGTCAATTGGCGTCGTCGTTGGACCTAGCGGGTCGGGTAAAACTTCGATCGGAAGGCAACTATTCGGCGGCGGTAAAATATACGAGCCGTCAGGCTGGGACGCGTCCAAACCAATCGTTGACTGTATCGCTCCCGAGGGGGATTTTAACGACGTTACGGCGGCGCTATCAGCGGTCGGTCTCGGATCCGTCCCCGCGTGGCTGCGTCCCTATCACGTATTGTCCAACGGTGAGAAGTTCCGCGCCGACCTTGCTAAAATTATATGCGAAGCGCCCGAAGCGGTTATTGTTGACGAGTTTACCTCGGTTGTTGACCGTCAAATTGCGAAGTTCGGCGCGCTGGCCTTTCAAAAGTCATGGCGTAGAACGAAGGGTAAATGCGTCTTGCTCTCTTGTCATTACGACATTCTCGACTGGGTGGAGCCTGACTGGATATTCGACACTGCGACGGGCAAACTTGAACGGGGGCGTCTTCGGCAACGACCAAAGTTTGACCTTGAAATATACGAAACAACAAAAGGTTACTGGCCGCTTTTTGAGCCGCATTACTATTTAAAACTCCCCTCAATGATTGCGGCGACGTATTACGTCGGAACGGTTGACGGCGTACCTGTTTGTCATTTGGGCGTTGCGCCGCGTTTAGAGATTAACGCTATGCGGGCCTCGCGTATGGTTGTTATGCCAGAGTGGCAAGGTGCTGGCGTCGGCTCGCGGTTCCTCGACGCGGTGTGCGACATCCAAGTGAGCGGCGGGGGTAAGTACGGCGACCGCGTCAAAGCGGTTTATTTTCATACGTCGCACCCTGGCTTATGTGCAGGGCTACGTCGAAGCTCGCGCTGGTTGCAGGTTAGCTGCGCGTTATACGGCGGTAATAAGAAAAAGTCCAAAGTGTCTATTGGCGTGGGCTCGGGTTACGGCGGTCACATGCGCGCGGTTCAGGGCTTTAAATATACGGGCGAGAAAAAATGAAGCTAAGGGTTCTTATTGCTGGCCAAAAGTGGTTTGGCGCGGAGGTATACAAGCAGCTTAAAAAGCAGGGGCTTGTTGAGATTGCGGCGGTATGCGCGCCGTTTACCACCGACGCTAAAAAGGACCAGCTGTATTTCTGGGCCAGTAACGACCGCGTACCTCTGATACAAGCGGGAACGCTAAACGCCGACAACTTCCCTGACGGTATTGACCTCATTGTTACCGCGCATTCTCACGATTTTATTGGTGAAAGAACCCGCCTTCGGTCGCGTCTTGGCGCTATCGGTTATCACCCGTCGCTTCTACCGCTCCACCGTGGGCGCGACGCGGTTCGGTGGACCATTCGCATGGGCGACCGAGTAACGGGCGGTACGGTGTACAAGCTATCGAACCGCATGGACGGTGGCGAGATCCTCGCGCAGCGTCATGTTATTATTGACCCTAAGGTATGTACGGCCGAGTCGTTGTGGCGGGAGAGCCTGGCGCCGCTGGGAGTTGACCTGATTTTACAATCGGTTAAAGAAATATGCGAAACCGACCGCGTCGTGGGTCAGCGTCAGGACGAAGCGCTCGCAACATGGGAGCCATCCATTGACCGCCCGCCCGCTTTCCGACCCGACCTCATTTTACTGGAGTACAAGAGCGATGACTAAAGTAACCAAACCAAAAATCGAGTTTGATCTTGCGAAAGTTGAGTCGTTGGCCGCGAACGGTTTGACGCAGGAACAGATAGCGCTCGCGCTGGGGATTAGCGAGTCGACGCTGTATAACAACAAGCGCGAAAATGAAGAATTTGCAGCGGCTATAAAAAGCGGCAAAGCGAAGGGTATCGCAGTTGTGACCAACAAGCTCATGGAGTCGATTAAAAAAGGTAACATGACGGGTATGATATTTTTCTTAAAAACCCAAGCGGGATGGAAGGAAACCGTCGTCAACGAACACGCTGGCGCGCTTGGCGTTGTGTCGATGACCGCCGAGGACTTGACGGACGATCAACTCGCGGGGGTTATTGCTCGCAAATGATAAGTCCGCAGGAAGCCGCGCGTGAATTGATGGCTCGACGCTTGGCCCGCAAGGAACTATTCGCGTATATTAAGTATACGACGCCAAAATACGTTGAGTCGTTTTTCTCAATGGCGGTCTGCGTTGCGCTCGATCAGTTTATTCTTGACGTGGGCGCGGGCCTTCGACCTATTTTAATTCTACAAGCCCCGCCGCAGCATGGTAAGTCGGAGATAGTCAGCCGCAAGCTCCCCGCGTTTCTCATGGGCCGCAATCCGTCGATCAAAATTGGTGCTGCGAGTTATAGCGACGCGCTTGCTGGTGCTATGGCGCAAGATGTGCGGCGTAATATCGCTGGGGTCGAGCATTTACGACTGTTCCCTGCGGGCGCTGAAAAAATCAAATATACGATTGACCGCATGGGGGAGTTTACCGCGCCAGGGGGTGACGGTTCGTACGTTGGCGTCGGTGTTGGCGCTGGGCTCACGGGCCGCCCCGTTGACGTAGGGATTATCGACGACCCGACCAAAGACGCCGCCGCCGCACTGTCACCAACGATCAAAGAGGGTCATTGGAACTGGTATCAATCTGTATTTACGTCGCGTCTGTCCGAAAATAGCGGTCAAATTATCATGGCAACATCATGGGCCGAGGATGACTTACCTGGGCGTATCATGACGCACTTCAAAGGTGATCCACGTCTAACGGTGATGCGATTCCCTGCGATCAATGCGATTGACGAAGTCGGGTACGATCCGACGCTACCGCTCGGCCCGCTCGTTCCTGGGCGTCATTCGTTCGTAAAATTGCAGGAAACGAAAGGCTTACTTTCCGACTATTGGTGGTCGGCGCTGTATCAGCAGTCCCCTCGTTCGTTGGGTGGTAATATCTTCAAAGAGGAATTTGTAAAGTATTACATGCCGAGCGATCTACCCGCGAAGTTCGACAAGGTTATCGCCAGTTGGGATCTAACCTTCAAAGATACGGACGGTACGGACTTCGTCGTCGGTCAAGTTTGGGGTAAACACGGTTCGCGTTCGTATCTCCTCGCGCAAATCCGCGAACGTATGAGTTTCACGCGAACCGTCAAAGAGGTGGTCAATTTACGCAACGCTTGGCCCCGAACGCGCGAAACGTTGATCGAAGACAAGGCGAACGGACCAGCAGTCATCGATACGCTCAAAAGTAAAATATCAGGATTGATTGCGATTGAACCTGATGGATCGAAGCTAGCGCGAGCGCATGCGATTACGAGTTATTGGGAAGCGGGAGACGTGTGGCTACCTCACCCATCTATCGCGCCGTGGGTCAACGGCTTGGTTGGGGAATTGACAACATTCCCAGCCGCCGCGCATGACGATCAGGTTGACGCGTTGACGCAAGCCCTACGAAGGTTGTACCCTGCGTTCAGCAAACTTAAAATATCATCCGATGCGATCGATAAAGCGATGGGGTTGACATGAAACGTGTATCAAAAGAGGCCGTCATTAAGGCGTCAACCGAGACGACTGAGGTTTCATTTAAGCCGCCTGTTTTGATGGCTGGTGTTGTGCCGAAAGGTAAAGTTGCACCTGTCATGGCGAAAGATAATGCGTGTTATAACCCGATATATATGGGACAGATGACAGGTTTCACGCCGTTTCCTGGTTTTCAATATCTTTCTCAACTTGCGACACGCGCCGAGTTTCGAGCCATGTCTGGTTCTATTGCGCATGAAATAACGCGCAAATGGATTGAGTTGTCAGGTGAAGGTGACGATCCTGCGACGAGCGATAAAATTCTACAAATTACGACGGAACTCGAACGTATTAACCTACGTGAAGTTATCAAAGCTGCTGCGGAACATGACGGGCTGTTTGGTCGCGCTCAAATTTATATTGATCTGGGTGTCGAAGGTGAAGACCGTAAATTACCGTTAGTTCTATCCAATAAAACAATTAAGAAAGGTTCGCTCAAAGGCGTAACGACTGTCGAAGCAGTGTGGACGACTCCCGCCGCGTATAATGCGGTTGATCCGATTGCGGCCGACTTCTATCGCCCGACTCATTGGTACATGCTCGGTCAAGAAGTCCACGCGAGCCGATTGATAACAGTAGTTACTCGACCGCTACCCGATATTCTCAAGCCAGCGTATAACTTCGCTGGGATTAGTTTGTCACAACTCGCAGAGCCTTACGTTGACAATTGGTTGCGTACGCGCCAATCGGTTAGCGATCTAATCAATAATTTCTCAACAACCGCACTTAAAACCGCGATGGATCAAGTCTTAACGGGCGATGATGACGGCGCGGGGCTTTTGACGCGCGCGCAATTATTTACGGCGCATCGAAGTAACAAGGGTTTGATGTTGCTTGATATGGAGCGCGAGGACTTAGTTCAACAAAACGTTCCGCTCGGCGGGCTGCATGAACTCCAAGCACAATCGCAAGAACACATGTGTAGCGTGTCGCGCATCCCTGCAATTGTATTGACTGGCATTAGTCCAAGTGGATTGAACGCTTCGAGTGATGGTGAGATTCGCATATTTTACGATTGGATCAATGGGCAGCAGGAGAGCCACTGGCGCGATGTCATCGAAACGATTCTTAAGGTCGTTCAATTGTCATTGTTCGGTGATATTGATCCGAATATTAAACTTAAATTTAAACCGTTGTACCAAATGACCCCGACCGAACTGGCGGCGATTCGACTACAGAACGCGCAAGCCGCGAGCGCATCGATTGCTGACGGCGTGATCGATCCAAGCGAAGAACGTCAACGATTGGCGAGCGATCCTGACAGCGGTTATCACGGGTTGGACATGGATCAAGTTATTATCGAGCCAAATGGCGACGTAACGGGCGACAAAAGTGTAAGCGAGGCGCAACACCGCGCATGGTAAATCAACATTAGGTATTCCAAAGAAAGTTGGTGAGGAATATGTCGCAAAAGACAGCTAGAGCTGTTCACGCTAATCGCGGTATCGAGCAAGCGTATCGGCGTTCGATGACCGCGTTGATTGACGATATGGTGAACTCTATTGAATATTGGCTCACTGCTCAATACCGTGACGCACCGCCAGCGCTATCGCTCGACGCGTCGCCAATTGCTGCGATGATCAAAGCGTTTAAGAAATTAGCTGATCAGTGGTTAAAGAAATTTAACGATGCCGCGCCGCGTATCGCTGAATCATATGTAACGCGAATGTTTAAAGCGTCAGACAGCGCATTTCGTAAGTCGCTCAAAGACGCTGGGTGGGCTGTTAAGTTTACGATGACCCCAGAAATGAACGACGCGCTCACGGGTTCAATCGCTGGCAATGTTGGTTTGATAAAATCTATCCCCTCCGAGTATCTAACCGACGTTGAGGGTATCGTGACGCGTTCCTATACAAACGGGCGCGATCTTGCTACGATGGTCAAAGAATTGCGCGAATTACACCCGATTACTACCAAGCGCGCTACGTTGATTGCGCGTGACCAATCGAATAAAGCGAACGCCGTTGTGAATCGCACACGACAAATAGAACTTGGCATCACTCACGCGATATGGTTACACTCACACGGTGGTAAAGTTCCGCGAGCCGACCACGTTGCGGCGAACGGTAAAAAATACGAGATAGCTAGAGGTTGTTTAATTTCTGGCGAATACATTCAACCTGGCGAAGAGATAAATTGCAGATGCACAAGTCGTCCCGTACTCTCTTAGCGATTGATCGTTCAGCGCGAACCGTTGATGTCGATGGTCGCTTGCATCTTAATCATTCGCACATTTCTAAAGCTGGAATCAATCCCTATTATGGCTCTGAAATACCTGGTGCCGAATCGTTGGGTTTAGATCCATCTAAAATTTATTATTTATTCCGTGATCCTGTTGAACTTGAACGTGCCACGTCAACATTTGCCCGAATCCCCATTTTGAAACGTCACGTCGATAGTCCGATTACTGCTGACGATACTCAAAAAGATTTAATTATTGGCTCGATTGGGTCAAATGTTGAATTTAATGCACCGTATCTTGACGCCGACTTATGTTTTTGGGATGCGGCGGCGATCGCTGGTATCGATACAGATCAAATTAAAGAATTGTCATGCGGGTATCGATATACGCCCGTCATGGAACCAGGAATGTTTGAAGGTCAAGCCTATGACGGGCGTATGACCGACATTCGCGGTAACCATTTGGCCCTTGTTGAATCAGGTCGCGCGGGGTCAGATGTTGTTGTGGCCGACCATAAAACCATTTTTACATTTAAGGAACTGACCATGAAAATGTCAAAGCTAGGCGCAGCCTTGTTTATGGCGTTGGCTATGGCCTCCCCAAAATTGGCGGCTGACTCAGCATTGCCAGCATTGGTCGGTCAAGCCAATCGTAAGACATTCAAAAAGGAAGATATCAAACCCAAACTTTTGGCGCTTGATGCTGACCTGAACCCTGAGCAACTCGACGGGCTACTCGCCGTATTGCTCGATAATAACGATTCGCCTGTTGCAATCGAACCTGCCGCGCCTCAAGGTGCTGCGGATGACGATACGCCAGCGAGCAAGCTCAAAGCGCTGCTTGAGGGTAAAGTTGATGACGAAACTCTCGCGGCTGCGCTTGCTTGTCTTGAGCCTGTAGCGGCGGCTGACGAAGATGACGACAAAATGTCTCAGTCAGATGTCAAAACAGCTATGGACGCAATGAGCGTAAAGTTGAAAACCGAAATGCGCGAAGCGAACGAAGCGCGGGCGGATGTCCGTGGGGTCGTCGGGGATGTGGTCAATTTGGATTCTGCTGCACAAATTTACGGATTTGCGCTGGATCACATGACCATTGACCGTACAGGTGTTGAATCTGTCCCAGCGCTCAAAGCGTTGTTCAAGGTTGCCAATAGCACCAAATCAACCGCGTCACCAATCATCGCGCAAGACGGCGCTGGTTTGGCTGCACGTTTCCCATTAGCAACCCGATTCGCTCAGGCTTAAGGAGATTACCATGGGTTTTCAAAATCGCACGAATCTTGATCTACCTTATGCCGTCGCTGGTGACTTTGCGGGATCTAATCCTCGCGCATCGTATCCGAGCGGTGAAGGCGGTCATGTCGCTGGTGCTGGTGGTGTAACAGTCGCTCGTTTCGCTTGGATCCAAGCTGACGGTAAAACGGTATTGAACGCTGATGCTTCGGCTGTCCCGCATGGATTTATTCATCGCGAACAACAAGCATTGATCACCGCGTTTTTGGGTGAATCAACGAACTTGGTTCCTGTTGGATTGCCGATCACTGTTATGCGCACTGGCGATTACTATGTCACTGCGACGGTTGGCGCGGCGACTGCTGGTCAAAAGGCGTTCGCTAAATTGACCGATGGTACAATGCAAGCGGCGGCGGCTGGTGCGACCGTCAGTGGCTATGTTGAAACTCCATTCACGATTACGCGCGGCGCTCTTGTCGGTGAAGTCGCTGTAATGACGCTCTAAGGGGAATAATATGGATGCAATTTTAGCGGCACTAGCGCAAGACGCTGGTATTCACTTCATGGGCGTTGATCCCGTTTTGCGTGCTGACGGTTCTACCCGTTTGCGTATGGCGCATGATGGAAGTTTAGCGTGTGATGCGCAACCTGCACTCGTAACCACGGGTAACTCAGGTATCCCAGCGTATTTGTCGAATTATATCGACCCAAAACTCATTGAGGTTCTTGTAACCCCGATGAAAGCTGCGGAAATCGTTGGTCAAGAAACTAAAAAAGGTGACTGGACGACAACAACCGCAACATTCCCTGTTATCGAATCGACTGGTCTGACCGCTTCATACGGCGACTATAGCGAGAACGGTAATGCGGGTGCGAATGCGAACTTCCCACAACGTCAAGCGTATCATTATCAAGTGATGACGCAATGGGGCGAGAAAGAGCTGGCGACTGCTGGTCTTGCGCGTATCGATTGGGCGTCGCGCCTGAACATCGCGTCAGCGTTGGCATTGTCTAAGTTTCAGAACAAAACGTACTTTTTCGGCGTTTCTGGTCTGCAAAATTATGGCTTGCTGAATGATCCCGCGTTGACTGCGAACATTTCACCAACAACCAAAGCGGCTGGCGGTGTTTTGTGGTCAGCGGCAACGGCTCTCGAAGTTATCGCGGATGTTCAAAAACTTTACGCCCAACTGCAAACGCAATCAGGTGGTTTGGTTGATTTGGATAGCCCGTTGACACTCGCAATGTCGCCGAAGTCCCAGGTCTATTTGACTGATACGACGCAGTACAATGTGAATGTGATGGATATTCTCGCAAAGAACTTCCCGAACCTGAAAATCAAAACAGCCGTTGAGTATTCGACTGTATCTGGCGAGCTTGTCCAATTGATTTGTGACGAACTCGAAGGTCAACGTACCGCTGATTGTGCGTTCACTGAAAAGATGCGCGCTCACGCGATTGTCATTGGTTCTTCAAACTTCAAACAGAAGAAATCGCAAGGTTCTTTTGGTACGATCATTTATCGCCCATTGTTGATTGCGGGTATGATCGGCGTGTAATGTTTGACACTTGTCAAGTGATGCAATAAAGTGGGGGTCTTAGTGACCCCTATTTTTATGTCTGTACTTCGGAGTTTCAAAAATGGCTACATCAAAACCTGTAATCGTTGGCTGTCGTTTACCGAACGGCGTTGTCCTCGAATTGGGCGACAAAAAAGTAACGCTCAACGGTCTGAACAAAGCAGTCATTATCGGCGTGGACCATGGTATTACCGAAGTTGACGGCGATTTTTGGGCGGCATGGTCTGAATTAAATAAAGACTTTACCCCATTCAAAAACGGCGCGATCTTTAGCGCTGGCGACGCTAAATCAACTAGCTTACTCGCCGAAGATTTGAAAGGCGTCAAAACAGGTCTAGAGCCTGTTGATCCAAACGCGAAGCAAGACGGCGGCGTAAAAACCGCTAACGCCGAGTAATTATCATGACCGCTGTAGTATTCGACGCTGCTGCATTTAAAGTGCGCTATCCCGCGTTTGCTACGGCGAGTGATGCTTTATTGACTGAATTTTTCAATGAAGCGACGTTATACTTATCAAATAGCGATTGTAGCCCCGTGTCTGATGTGGTGCGGCGCGCTATGTTATTGAATATGATTACCGCGCATATCGGCGCGTTGAACGGCGCAATTTCTGGCGGCGGTAATTTACCAGCACCTGTTGGTCGTTTAGGTAGCGCGACTGAAGGTACGGTTTCAGTTTCGTATACTTTCGATTCACCTGGCGCTGCGGCCGCATGGTACTCACAAACTCAATACGGTGCTGCGTTCTGGCAAGCAACAAGCTCATTGCGAGGGTTTAGATATGTCAGTCAACCTACGCGGTGGCGATAAGCTCAAAACGGCGCTAGAAGATATTGCGAAACGTGCGGCGAGTGCGCGATTGGTGCGCGTTGGCTTCATGGAAGGCGCGACATACCCCGACGGTACGCCTGTAGCTGCGGTCGCTGCGTGGAACGAATATGGGTCACTGAACACCCCACCTCGCCCATTCTTTCAAGCAATGATTAATGCTGAAAAAGCTGGATGGGGCGCGAAGGTCGCTGCCCAACTTAAACGTACTGAATATGACGCTAATCGAACGCTCGGTATTATGGGTGATGATATTAAAGGGGCACTCGCTCAAAGTATTACAGACTTTGCAACCCCCGCGCTCGCTGAAAGTACCATCGAAAGAAAAGGTTTTGAAAAACCGCTTGTCGATACAGGTCACATGTTGAACTCAATCACTTACGAGGTACTTTGATGAACTTACGTGGGATTGCGAATAGTGCGATTCAATCCGTTAACCCGAACATTGACGCAACGTGGCGTAAGTCTACGGGCTGGACGACCGACGCGGCAGGCAAGCGCACCGCTACATTTTCAGATAATCCGATCGAGGTTCAAGTTCAAGCATTATCCGCTGGTGATTTGAAACATGTCGATGCCTTAAATATGTCAGGTATTATGCGTTCAGTATATATGTACGGTAATGCGCTTAGTGTTGCTCGACCCGATAATCGAGGAGGGGATTTATTAATATTCCCAGAAAGACCTGATGAAGCTGATAAAGTCTGGTTGGTGACGAGTGTCGTTGAAACTTGGCCTGACTGGGCACATGTGATCGTTACGTTGCAGGTGACGCCAGCATGAGTATAGATATTACCGACCAAGACGTATTTACAGCGTTACGCACCTTTTTACTGTCATTTCTACCAGTAGACACGCCAGTTGTTCAGGGATTGGACAATCTTGTCGCAATGCCTATTGGCGGATTTGTCACAATGACTTCGAGCAGTCAGACCCGATTGGCGACAAATGAAGATACTTATCCTGCAATTATTGCGCCGATGACAAAGGATATATTCGTACCGATTCAATACGTCATTCAATTAGATTTTTATGGTGTAAACTCACCCTCATGGGCGACACAAACACAAGCGTTATTCCGCGATCAATACGCGACGGATAACATGCCCTCAAATATTCAACCGTTATTTGCTGATGACCCTATTCAAATGCAATTGACCAACGCCGAACAACAATACGAGCAACGTTGGAAGTTATCGGCTAATATTCAGTACAACCCGATCATTACAGTTCCACAGCAATATATGAACGTGGCTACAGTAGGGATTAAAGAAGTAGATACAACCTTCAACCCATAACGGAGCATACTTGTATGTCAACGATTCCATTTAAACAGGTTGTACAGGTAATCCCTAGCGTTCTATCCGCTGGCGGTGCGGCTGTCGATCTTAACGGCTTAATGCTGACGCAGCACGCGCTTGCGCCACAAGGTCAAGTTTTGTCATTCCCGAGTCCCGAGAGTGTTCAGTCATATTTTGGCAACAGCTCGACCGAAGCGTCGCTTGCTAATATTTATTTTAACGGTTACGACGGCTGCACCAAAAAAGCGGGTTCGCTGCTTATGGTCGCTTATCCGTTCGCGGCTGTTTCGGGCTTCTTGCGTAGCGCGTCACTTGCGACTATGACGCTCGTTCAGCTCAAAGCGCTGACGGGTACAATCAT